ACGTGCAAACCCTTTTCATAGAAGTCTGCAATCCTTTCTAACGCACTAGCAATGCGACTCAGTTCATCACTCATAATTGGAACCTCCCTCCTTCATCTGTATCAGGAGCTTCTGCTTCATCCTTAACATAGCAAGGAACACCAGCAGGATCTAACCATTTAGTATACTCAAAGTCTTCCATTGCTTGAGTTAACTGCATACCATTATCACATAGATACATGTCCTTCCATCTAGGAGAATATCTATCCATCTTCTGAATACGAAAATCAGGTTTACCGTTCTCTAGAGTTCCAAGCTCTACATAACGGTAAGGATGTCTTTCAAGTAGAATGTTCATTAGGCTTCAACCGATTGAAGGTCTTCACGTATTACATCCAATAGTATATCATAATCTTCAAGAGGTTCTCCTGTAAACTCTACAGTTCCTTCTTTCTCGTAATATTTTTTAACTTTCTTATATAACTTCGGGTTTTTGACATCAAGTAAAAGGTCTTTATTTGCAGCAGAGCGAAGTGTCTGCAGATCCTTCTTAAATTTTGAAGTAAGCGTCATTGCTTTGTAGTGGGTACTGTATGATTATAAACAGAAAAAACTAAAAAGTCAAGTCTCTGCTCCCCCTCCAGTAGTTTGATGTCTTAGCCACTCCTCTTCCTCAGTTATTACAACTTGCCTTTTCTTATCATTCTTATCGTCACCCACTACCTCTCTCAATAGTGAATCTGTACTTTCATTAGAGTCAAGCATTAGTAATGTGTCCGTATCTGTACTATCTATATCGGTTTCTACATCACCCCATACATCCATTAAAGAATCATCAAGCATCTGTTCAATTGGAGTTCTATCTTGCTCAGACTTCCAATTCCTCAAGTCCTGAATCATTTGACCCATGTTCAGGGGTGACATGACTAGCAATGTCGTTAGGATACCATTCATCGTATTTAAAAATCCAGTAAAGTGTAACACATACTAATACTAATAGCAAGGCTACCATAATATTTACTGACCAGACTACATCACTCAATCTCTTTGTCTCCAGTCGTCAGACCTTTCATTGTGAAACCAGTCTACCACATCTTGCGGATCTCCGAAACCCCTTCGATGATGAGTTGAATCGGGGTCTCCAATGTTCAACTC